CACGACCCAGGCAGGGATTGCCACGACCCAGGCCACCAACGCGGGCACCAGCGCCACCACGGCCACGACCCAGGCAGGGATTGCCACGACCCAGGCCACCAACGCCAGCGCCAGCGCCGTGCTGGCCGAGGCAGCGCGGGACCAGACCCTGGCCGCCATCGGCAAGAAGGTGGTGGTCATCGGCGACAGCATGGCCGCGACGCACCCGCTTCAGTCCGACGCCTGGCCGACGGTGTGGTCCGCGATGATGCGCGGCGTGGGCGCCCCCGTGAATGTCGTGGACTTGGCAATAGGCGGCTGGACCTACAACAAGGCGAACACGCTGGTCACGCACGGCGCCAACACGATGGTTCAGCAAGCCATCGCGGAGAACCCCGCCATGGTCATCGTGAACCTGGGCGTCAATGACCTGGGGTTGCGCGTGGAAGGCCGCACCCTGGCGCAGTGCCAGAGCGACTGCAACATCGCCCTGAACGCCCTGCGGGCCGGCTTGCCCTCGGCGGTGATCGTCGTGGTGAGCGAGTACCTTTTCGACAGCGCGAACTTCCCCACGCCGGGCACCACGCTGAAGAACAAGGGCACGATCCCCTCGCTGATGCAGCGCAAGACCAGCGGCATCCTGAACGGCCTGCTCACTTCGGAAATCCTGGAGGACTCGTGCAGCAGCACGCAGCGGACCAACTTCGCCGAGTGGATCACGCTGGACAACTACGCCAAATCGCACGGCGCGGTGAACGCCAACTTCGCCCTGAATGCGTGGCGGGCGGTGCGCCTGGGCGCCGTGGGCATGGACGGGACGCACCTGAACATGCTGGGGCAGCGCCTGCTGGCCGGCTACGCCTTGGTCGCAGCACAGACCGTGCCCGCGATGAAGGCCCTGTGGCCGCAGATCAGCGCGGACCAGGTCGGGGAGTGGCGCAACCCGGACACTCTGTTCAGCGCTCTCATGGATGCGGTCGGCGACGGGTACATCCAGCGCACCGGGCTGTCGGCCGTATGGTCCCACCAGCTCAGCAAGCACTGGGGCGGTACACCGCTGGCGCGGGGGGACAACTGGTGGGCGCCCAGCGGGGGCAGCGTGAGCGTGTGGCCCCGAGGCGGGGTCACGACGGACGAGACGGTCAGCCCGGTGATCTACTGGCAAATGACAGGGTGCCTGCCCAATGAAGAGTGCAGCGCGTCCATCGACGGCACCGCCTTCAACACGACCTACGGCGCCCCGTGGACGGACAACCGGGGCGACTCGATGGGCTTCCTGCAAGCCCACTCGGTCTACCTGCCCGTCGGCGCCCGGACGCTGCGCTACAAGGTGGGCAACGAGGTGTATGGGCCGTTCACGCTCAACATCGGGGCCAAGCCTTCGGCGACCGTGCGCCCGCTGCACCGCCGGGCGTCTTTGTCTACATCGACCATCACGGTGGCGACGTGGACGGATATATCGCTGGCGACTGTGCTGGACAACGAAGGCGCTGGTTCGTGGAGCCCGTACTCGGTCTTTACCGTGGTGACGCCGGGCGTGTACCAGATCAACTTTGCGGTCACCGCACAACGCTCGTCATCGAGTTCATCGTGGACCTACTTCACCGCCGCCGCCACGATCAATGGGACGCAGGAACTGCTGGGGGGCACACCGAGCCACCTGGGCAGCGTGGGCTCTGACGTGCTTTTTCGGGGCTCGGCCGGCGGGGGCACGCTGCGGCTTGCGGCGGGCGCCACGGTAGCGCTGTCAATACTCTCAGGACACGCCGGGGGCACTGTGACGATCAGCCCTGGGGCGGGCAACCGCTCGACTTTCCTGAGCCTCGCGTACCTGGGGCCTTGACGGGTGCGCGTGACGACGCGCGACGCCCGCACAGTGGCGGGCCATGAACATCGACACGGAAACTGCTGTGGCCGCCGCCGCGCAGAAGACCGCCTACGTCGGGGCCGGGGCCGGCTTGGTCGGCTGGCTCAACTCTGATGTGGTGTTCGGCGTCATCGGTGTGCTGATCGCACTGGTCGGCACCGCCGTGGCCAGCTATTGCAAGCTCGACGCCCGCAAGCGCCAGCAGGCCATCGAGGCCGAGGACCGCGCGCGCAAGGCCGAGCTGCACAACCTGCATCGGGAGTGGTTCCTGTCGAAGATCGCCGGAGGCCAGCCGCCGAGCGACGAGGACATGACGGAATCCCGGCTGCTTGGCATCGACACGTCGGACTTTGGCGCACTGGGGGGCGACCGTGGCTGAATTCCGCCTCCCCCGGCTGCCGGCCATTCCTGCGAGCGTCGCCCGCAAGGGCGTCATCCCAGCGGCGCTGTTGGCCGCCCTGACTGGCCCGCTGGCCTACAACACGTTGGAACGATGGGAGGGCAACATCCTCATCGTCTACGCCGACAAGTTGGCAAACAACATCCCAACTTATTGCGCCGGCCGCACCGATTGGCGAGCGCCCGTGGGTGCCAAGCTGTACCGCAACGGCGCGCAGGTCTATTCGGGCGCGCACAGCGGGCTGGCGAACCCGGCCGGCGTGAGCTTTCGGTGCGCCGTTGGCAACGGCTTGGGCGCCCCTGGCAGCAACACCGGTGGCATCCGCGCGCACATCGACGAGCTGGTCATCGTCAAGGGTTGGGCCGGCGACATTTCTGGGATCACGTCGGAGATCGTTCTGTGAGCTATCTTTTCATGGCCTTCGCGGTTCTCCACGCCGCGCCCGTGCTGCTGCTGATCGCGGCGAAGCTGCTGTCGTCGAGCCCGCGCGGCGCCATCGCTGAGCTGATGGCCCTGGCCGACGTGAGCATCGGTGACCGCGCCGCGGCCGTGACCTGCATCGATCGCGCGCAGGCTGCGGAGCACAAGACGTTCTGGCCCGATGTGACCGCGCCCGTGGTCGTGGCCTACGCGCTGCTGTTCACGCCCCGATCGGCCGACAAGCTGCCCGCCTGGGCGCGCAAGTGGGACAACAACGTCTCGCTCAACGGCGATGGCGAGGCCGTCTACCGCGACGGCCGATGGCTGGACCTGCGCAACGGCGAGGCGGCGCGCCCCGGCGAGCACGTCTACCGCTACGACGACCCGCTGTACGACGGCAAAGCGTACTACTGCAAGCGCTTCCACCCGCGCGGCTTCGTCGCGCGCTGGGTGTGGGTGGGCTGTCGCAACCGCGCGTCCGCGCTGTCGGTGTCGTTGGGCGTGGACGTGAGCGAGCGGCCGGTGTGCATCAGCGGCAGCACCGACATCGGGCGCGCGAAGCCGGGGCACTTTTTGCTCAAGTGCGGCGACACGTACCACTACAAGAGCTTCCGCCACTGGGGCGCGCTGTGCCTGATTCGCAGCTACGGCGCGAAGCTGGAGTACGCGCTGTACCGGCCCGAGGGCCAGTTCGGGCGCGTGCCTCACATCGCCATCGGGCGCAGCTACAAAGGAGGCAAAAAGTGACCGAACCCGTCAAACCCCCGTGCGCGACGAAGGACGAATTGGGCGCGGTGCACGAGAGTCTGGATCGCGGCAAGAAGCGGCTCGACCGGCTCGAGGACGAGCTGACCGAGAACACTCGGCTCACGCAAAAGGTGGTCACGCAGACCGCCGAGCTGATCGCGTTTTTCGACGCGATGAAGGGCGCGTTCAAAGTCCTCAACTGGCTCGGCAAGCTGGCGAAACCCATGGCCGCGATCGCCGCCCTGGGCGTGGCACTCGCCGGCCTGTGGGCGTCGGCCAAGGGGGACCCGCTGCGATGAGCGCCCGCGCCAAATTGATCGCCAAGGTCGGTGCGGGCGCCGCCGCGCTGCTGCTGGCGATGGTGCCTGTGTTCGAGGGCACGATCCTGCGCACCTACCGCGACCCCATCGGCGTGCTCACGAGCTGCGTGGGCCACACCGGCCCGGAGCTGCGCATGGGCCAGCGCTGGACGCCGGAGCAGTGCCAGCAGCAGCTTGCCGCCGACTTGCTGCACCACGCCGGCGCGCTGGACTGCATCACCGCCCCCCTGACCGAGGGGCAGAAGGCCGCGTTCGTCAGCTTCGCTTTCAACGTCGGCAACAAAGCTTTCTGCGGGTCCACGCTGGCCCGCAAGGCCAACGCCGGCGACCTGGCCGGCGCCTGCGCCGAGCTGAGCCGCTGGACGTATGCCGGCGGCCGGCAGTTGCCCGGTCTCATCAAGAGACGGGCAGCAGAAAGGGAGATGTGTGAGTCCTGAATGAGCCCCATCCGCTTCCTTCTCTGCCTCGCCGCGGCCCTGTGGCTGATCGGCCACGTGCCGGCCCGGGCCAGCGGCTTCTACTTGCCGGCGCCCGTCGAGTGGCTGCTGTGGCTGATCGCCACGCCGGCGGGCTGGGCCGTGCTGGGCATCGTCGCCGGGGTGCTGGTGGCCGCCGTGATCAAGCTGGCGCGGCGCGGGGACCGCGAATGAGGCTCAGCCCCTTGATTCCGTGGTGGCTCACCGCCACCGTCGCCCTGGCCGCCGGCGTGGCACTGGGCGGCGGCCTGCAGCAGATTCGCGTGGCCAACGCGCAGGCCGCGCTGGCCGACGCGCGGGCGCGGCACGCCGACACGCTGCGCCAGATCGCCAGCCAGACCGCCGAGGCTGCGCGCCTTTTTCGCGCGACCGAAGCCGAGTGGCGCAACCGCATCGACAAGGAGACCCAGGATGGACAGACCCGCATCGACACCGCGCGCGCTGACGCCCTTACTGCTCGCGCTGCTGCTGACAGCCTGCGCGCACAACTCGACGCCTATCGCCGCGCCGCCGCCCGAGCCACCGCGCATTCCAGCGCTGCCGCCGCAGGCCCGCCAGCCGACACCGCCATCGACCTGCTCGCCGAGCTGTTCGGCGGCGCTGACACGCGAGCGGGAGAGCTGGCGGAATTTGCTGACCTGGCCCACGCCGCAGGGCTCACCTGCGAACGGGCTTTCGACGCCCTGACTGCGGAGACGAAGCCATGACCGAAACCGTACAGCTCCCCGTCATCGACCCCGGCCCCGACTCCCTGGAGCGCGAGATCGCGGCCAAGGCCACCGCGCCGCGCGTGACGCCGGCGGACATCGAGGCTGAGATCGTCAGCGAGCACTATTTCACAGCAGCGGATGGCGCGCGCATGGCACCGACTGGGAATATGCCTATCCACAGCGCCGACCTGAAAACGTTAGGCCTGCTGACCTTCTGCGTGCTGGTGCTGCGCAACGGCTTCACCGTGACCGGCGAGAGCGCCTGCGCCAGCCCGGAGAACTTCAATACCGAGATCGGTCGCAAGATCGCGCGCGAGAACGCGGTGCAGAAGGTGTGGAGCCATCTTGGATTCAGACTGAAGGACAAGCTGGCAGGAGGTGCGGCATGACCGGCGCGGCCTTCTGCGCTGCTTCGCGCAGGGGTTGGTATTTGTCGGTCATGTGTTTTCCTTCGCGGCCTGCGCCGCACGGTTTGATCGTCTGCGCGCCATGCGCTCGTAGCGGGTGGCGTCGTGTTGGAGGTGCCGGGCCAGCTCGCGGCGCTGAACGCCGAAGCCAGTGGTCAGCAGGTGGGATGCGCCTTCATCGCCAGGCGCAGCAGTTCGTCCCGAAATTCCAAAGGCGTGGCATTCGCCTCTCGCTTGCTGAGGGTCGGCTTATTCGCTGCCTTCCCGCGCTGGTCATGAAAACCAATCTGGTGCGTCCCGGCTGGCCGCGCCCACCGCAGTTCAAACGGCGGGTTCGTGCCGTGGTAGTAAAGCCAAGTCGCCTTGTTCGCCAGGTGCCCGTAGGCGCTCTGCCAAACCTCGCACACCCAGCCGCCATCGATGGTCATCTGCCACCCAATCGCCGCCGGCTCTATCAGCCCGTGGGCTTTCCATGCTTTGGTCTTTGCCGGGTGTTCTAAAACCCCGCCAAACCGCCGCACACTATCCAGAGCCGCAGCAAAGCAGCCGCCGTCATTGCCCGGCTTGTTGTGCTCTCCGCCCCACCGGCTGTAATTCACTGCCGCCATCGCGCCCCACAATTGGCAGGGCGGGTGTGCAACAACCGGCAGCGGTCCGTTGTAGCGCCGTGCGTCCCGTTGCTCCGGCCAAGCATCGATGCCCGGTAGGTCCGCATAGCATCCGCTCGGCTGCACAAACAAGGCAGCCAGGCGCATAACATTGCGGTCAAGCGGACGTGCGCAATTCGGCGCCGTCGTACAGATCGGTGGTCGTGGCATTGGTGATCGGCGTGCTGTCCGGGCGCCGCAGCCGGCCATTGGCGCCGGCCCGCCCGTGGGTGTAGCCGATGCAGTCGCTGCAGCGCTTGTGGCCGCGCGCGGTGTAGGCGGTCAGGGGTTTGACCTGGCCGCAGGCGGCGCATTTTTTGAGGCGGGCGCCGTGCAGGGGCGCGTGCTGTGTGATCGGCTGCTTCACGCCACCGCCTCCAGGGCTTCGCGCATGGCGTCGGCTGCGCGGCGCGCGATGGCGCCGCAAATCTCCGCGAACTGAGACTGGCTGTACAACTTTGCGGCCTTCTTCGTCGCCAGCGGCTCGATACCGAATTCGGCCAGGCCGGCCGCGCTCAAGCTGATCGGGCTCAGGCGCTCGTTGATGGCACCCAAGGTCAACTCGGGCGTGTCATCGGATGCACTTCCAACTGCCACAACGGGAGCAATGCCAGCGGCCACAGGCGCGGCAATGGTCGGGGCAGGTGCAAGGGGCTTTCCCGGGGCGGCATCTTTTTCTCGTTCTATCGCTTCCAGCGCGCGCGTTACGGCTGGCTTGGCGGCTTCGGCCAGGATTCGCTCGCGTCGGGCTGCTGCTTCGCGCTCGGCCGCTTCCGCCTGGGCCTTCTCCTGTTCCTCGGCCCGGATGCGCGCCCGCTCAGCTTCGGCCTTGGCCTCGGCTGCGGCCTGGGCTTTGCGTTCTTCCTCTTGTCGGATGCGCTCACGCTCGGCCTCGATCCGCGCCGCCTCGGCATCCACCCGCTTTTGCATCAGCAGCCCCAGCGTCTCGCCGTCCTTGTAGGCCAGCTCCTGCCGGTCAGCAAACAGGTGGGCGTACTGCGGCACGCTGTCGAGCGTTTGCAGGTTGCCCGCGATCCGGCTGGCGAGGGTGTTGGCCTCGGCCTTGCCGGCGATCAGCGCGGCGGTCAGCTTGTCGTCGATGCTTGCCAGGCTGCTCAGGCCCTTGATGGAGCCGCCGAAGTCTGGCATGGGCACGATCAGGCGCACGCCTTTGATGTCCATCTGCAGGCGCGTGACGTGGGTTTCAAACGCTTGGCGCGCGGCCATGACCTTCTCGGTGCGGCGCGCGTCTTTCTCGGCTTTGACCAGCTTTTCAGTCGCGAGGCGGGTTGACCGTGCCAGCTCTTTCAGGTCGGCCACGGTGCGGCGCATGACTTCCACGTCGCTGATTTGTGCCAGCGCGCCGTCTTCGGCTTGAGCGAGCGCGTCCTCGGCTTTTTTCAGGGCCTTGCACGCAGCCTCGGCATCCGCGAACTGCTGATCGGTGGCGGGCTTGGCCGGGATGCGGGCGATGAATGCACGCAGGGCCAGACCAAAGGCGTCGAGGTTGCCGCCGACAGTCAGGGCACCTTGGACCTGCACCACCACGGCGGGCAGGCTTTCCATGGGCGCGGCCACCACGGGCGCGACTGGCTCGGTCGGAACGTAGGCGGCCACGTCCTTTTCGAACTGCTCCCAGCCAGCGATCAGGGCGGCGCGGCGCTCGGGACGGGACTCGTACCAAAGGCTGTGCGTGTTGGCCTCGGTGCCGTCGCTGGTGGTGAACAGGGCGCGGCTGGCGCCGCTGACCAAAAGCTGGTGCTCAAGTTGAAAATGGTAGTGCGGCTCCAGCTCCCCGGCGTCGATCTGGGCGATCAGCGATTGATTCAGGAGTTTGTTTTCCCAGATCACCTCGCCCATGAAGTCAATGCCGTCGAAGGACGCCAGCAGGGGCAGGCCGTCCACGTCAAGCGTTGCCACCACGGGGGCGAGTTCTTCGCCGGTGATGGCCTCGGCCCATTGACGCGCGGCGGTCTCGGCGGCGTGGCCGCGATCAAACAGGCGCTGCTGATCGGGCGTGACCTCGGGCGTGATGCCGGTGGCTTTTTCGCGCAGCAGCTCTGCCCTGGTCTGGTATTTGCTGGCGCCCATCATCGCGGGAGCCTGGCTGGCGGTGAAGCGGTGGGCGCGGGCGGCGCGCCATTCCTGGCTGCCTTGGTTGATGCCTTCGAGGATTTTCATGCGACCTCCATTTCGGTTGCGCGTTGCTCGTACAGGGTCACGAGTTCGGCGCGGTGCTCGGCATTGACCACGGCGCCAATCAGGCTTCCGGCATCAACCAGTTGTTCCGCGTCGGCGGCGGCGGTCAGCTTGTCGGCGACCTGGGCGTAGGTGAATGCCGGCGCTTCGTTCTTGGGCTGCACGTCCTGCACTTCATCGGCGGGCGGCGCGGCCTTGACGGACAGCAGCCGGGCTTTCTGCTCTTCGGTGAAGGGCTCGCCTCGGGTGGCGGCGAAGTCGATGTAGTCCTTGGCGCTCTTGCGGCCCTGCTGGATGGTTTCAGCCCACTTTGGCAGGTTGTGGTCGAACTTGGTGGCGTCGTAGAACTTGGGCGGGGCGGGTGGCGGTGAAACCACTTCCACTGTCCCCATGTCCAGCGTCTTGCCTTCCATTTCATCGGCGGTGGGCTGGCTGCCGACTTCTGGGAACGCCTTGCGCAGCGCCTGCGCCTCGGCGCACTTGGCGATTTGTCCGTAGGGGCGCTTCGTCCACATCGCGTTTGGCGCGATGCTCTTTTCCTTGCCGCCCTTGACGGCGTAGTTCTCTTTCCAGAACTCTTTTGCGGTGAATTCGACAACCTCTCCCGTGGGTAGGCGGCGCTTGACGGTGACGCGGCACCACGCCGGGAAGGTGATGGATTGGCCGCCCAGGGTTTCTGTCGTGTCTGGGCCGAAATCTGGCTCGGAGACGCCAGCGCACTCGCCGGAGCGAGCGGCTTGCGTTCGGTGCAGGCCGACGCCAGGCATGATGACGTCGCGCATTGCGCCAGCCTTGCTATCCCACATGGGGACGATGTGCACGGGCTTTTGCATCGGGTCGAGGCTTGCGGCCTTGCAGTAGCCGAGAACCATCTTGATGCTGGCCGACGAGGCGCCGGGATAGAGGCTCGATTGCAGCACCTGCATCAGCTCCTGCTCGTCCATCTGCATTGCAGGCAGACGGGGTTCGTGTTTGACGATATTGCTCATGGTTTTCCTCGATTGATCATTTGTGCCCACTGGCCGCCAGCATCGCCAGCGCCTGGGCTTGGTGGACTTCCGCGCGCGCCTGCTGCGGGGCTTCTTGCAGATCGGCAGCGGTGTCTGCTGCGGCCTCGGTGTCGCTGGGCCCGGGCATGAAAACCACGCCCAGCACAAAGGCCAGCACGCACAGCAGCAGGGTGAGCCAGACGGCCCAGTGGTCGGCGCGGGCGGTCATGTCGCACCCCACATAAGTGCAGCCGTGGTGATCAAGATCAGCACGGCCAGCAGGTACAGCGCCCGGCTGGCGATGACATGTGCGGGCCGCGTGCATCGCTCGATGGAGTAGGCTGCACGGATACGCTGCTGGCGTTCCGCCTCGCGGCTCATGCTGGCAAAGCGCACCGGCTCTGGCCAGTCCGTGTGCGGCGGGTAGCCGGCGGCGTTGACAACTTGGATGGTCATGGCTCAACCTCGAAAATTCGCCTCACGCGCGAGCCGATGTAGATGCCGCCCTGCTCGGGCCACGACTGGCCGATGACGGGGATGGCGGTTTGGGTTTCGGTGGTCACTGGGTTGCTCCTGTGGTTGAGGTGAGAGAAGGGGTGAAGGGGTCAATAGATGAATCTGCGGAAGGGGCGGACACGGAAAACGCCGTTCCGGCGGTTGCGGCCGACATTGCCGTCCTCGAAATCGACCGCCCACGCGTAGCTCTCGGAGTAGGGGGTGCTGGTCCAGTACCAGCTTTCCTTGCCGAAGGTGTCATGCAGGTTCGCCGCGCCCAGCAGCAGTTCGCGGCGTGCCGGGAGGTAGAAGTCGCTGTGCTCGTCGCGGGTGTATTCGGTGGCCAGCTTGGCGGCGGGGCACTCGTTGCGCAGGCGCTGGGTGTTGGCCAGGCCGTCCCAGTCGGACAGATCGCGTTCTCCGTCTGGAGCCCAGCGAGCGCGGCCCACGTCTACCTCGGTGGCGACGATCATGCCGTAGATGGAGCCGCCACCGGCGCGAAAGTCGCCCCCGTAGACGCCGCCCTGGCCTTGCCAGTATTCGCCGATCTGCGGACGGCCAGCGATGGCCTGGGCCGCTACGGGCGCGGGTTCATCCTGCTCGCTGCCGCGCAGCAATGCGGCGCTGAATGCGCTGGCCAGGGCGGGCGGCGCGGCATTGAAATTGAAGGTTGGGGTGTTGAGGGTGATGTGCATGAGGTGCTCCGGTTGGGGGAAAGAAAAAGCCCTCACGGGGAGGGCTGGTAGGGAAGAAGGAGATTCCGCTGCACAACGCGGTTGGAAAATGGTGGGGCGGCGTGGCCTTCTCGGCCTGGCGCGCGGCGGTTCCTGCATGCCGGAAACCCGTGCTCGTGGCCTTGTCGGGGTTTACGTGCTCGGCACCACCCTTCACAACTGGCCGCAGGATCAATCCGCGCGGCATTGCCGCCCCG